AAATCAATTTGCCGTACCATACTGGCAAACCTGGATAGCCACAAACGATTGAGCAAATCAGAGCAGTCGGCGGTACTTCATGCACTCAAAAAAGCCGACATCGACCCGGATCGGGTTATCGCTGATCTAAGCCGAAACACCATCAACCTGTTAATCCAGAGTCTTTAATGCGATGAAGCGAGCTTTTCTGGTTAATATTTAACCAAAAAACATCTTTAAAACGTAGTAATATCAATCATTCGTAAAACAGAAGTAAAGTAAAATGATCGAATTAACAAAGATGTCGAAGAGAGTCCGCGTAAAGGCAGCAATCACCAGATTCAGAGGTCAGGCAATGATTGATACGCCGGAAGGCAATCTAATGTTCGCAATATTCACGCAGGCATTGAACGACTTAACAGCGTCAACTCAAGGTAAGCGCAAGAATGAGCCATTAAACTCCTATCTCTCACGAAAAGCTAACATAAAAGCGCACAGAGACTCAGCAATGCGATACATGGAGGGCGAAGCCGGAGACATTATTCACGCACAACTCTGTGGTCTTGATCCAGATTGGATCAGGAGTACGTTATTGCATTTGAATCTGTGGCCGTCAAATCATAAAAGCATCAGAGACAAATAAACCCAGCATACATGCCGTTACAAGCCGCCTTCGGGCGGTTTTTTATGCCACAATCAATCCCTGTTTTGCAATTGCCAGTCTCAATACACTGTGAGATTGACCCATGATTATGTGGTCGATTATTGGGAAAGCATAATCTAAATTGCTGTCTAATGGGACAACACCGCACACTGTCCGTCAGCCACAATGACAGTCGCCTGCTTGCAGGGAAGAGGACTCGATTAGCGTTGCCGGTACACCATATCAGCCGTGAAAGAGCGGTATCTGTCACCTATTTAACATAATCACATTTAACATAATCCATTCAAAAACACGGCATATAAATCAATATGGTAGAATTATGTAATGGCACAGATAGGTAGACCAAAGGGTTCAAAGAACCGTAAAACGGTTGGGATGATCGTTGCAAAGCGTAATGGTATCTCCCCATTAGAGTTCCTGCTTGCTGTAATGGACAACGAAGACAATGAATTGAATGTGCGTATTGATGCGGCTAAATCTGCCTGTCCGTATCTGCACCAACGTCTTGCATTGCTGGCAGTAGAGCATAAAGGGGAAGTGCAAGTCAGGAGAGTGGAGAGAAGTATTGTCAGCACTGATTCAAGGCAGGTTATCAATTCCGACAGCAGAAGCATTCCTACCGTTAACTAAGCCTGCCAGGTATCTTGCAGCATGGGGTGGCAGAGGAAGCGGTAAGTCACACTTCTTTGCCGAGTTGTTAATCGACAGGTGTCTTGATGGCGGTGTAAGAGCAGTATGCATACGAGAGGTACAAAAATCACTCATCCAATCAGCAAAACGACTGATAGAGGACAAGCTGATTGGTTTTGGCCTGGACAAAGGTCATGGTTTCACGCTGATGAAAGACCACATACTGACACCGGGTGATGGAATCATAATGTTTCAAGGGATGCAGGATCATACGGCAGAGTCGATAAAATCTCTGGAGGGCTTCAAATACGCATGGGTCGAGGAAGCACAGACATTATCCGAGCATTCACTGAAACTGCTTCGTCCGACAATACGCGAGGAAGGCTCGGAGTTATGGTTCTCTTGGAACCCAAGACGCAAGCAAGACCCGGTTGATGTTCTGTTACGCCAGGGTGATGTACCGACAGGCGCAATCGTAGTCAAAGCAAACTGGGAAGATAACCCATGGTTCCCGGCAGTGCTGGAGCAAGAGCGCAAAGACTGTCTGAGGATCGAGCCAGAACAGTATGAGCATATCTGGAACGGTGACTATGTCGGCATCCTCAAGGGTGCTTACTACGCATACCAGATGGCGAAAGCGAGAAAAGAAAAGCGCATAGGCAGGGTGACAGCAGACCCATACGTCACAAAGCGTGTGTTTATAGACATTGGCGGCACAGGTGCAAAGTCTGATGCCTACACAATGTGGGTGGCACAGTTTATCGGCAGAGAGATCAGGGTGCTTGACTACTACGAGGCACAAGGCCAAGAGTTGGGTGATCACCTCGAATGGTTACGCAAGAATGACCACAACCAGGACAACACACAGATATGGTTACCGCACGATGGCGCGACTAAAGACAAGGTATATCGTGTCAGTTACGAGACAGCATTCCGCAATGCAGGTTACCGGACTACCGTCATCCCCAACCAGGGAACCGGAGCCGCATCAAAGCGTATAGAAGAAGCACGTAAACTATTTTCGATGATGTGGTTTAACGAGAAGACATGCCGAGGAGGTCTGGACTCTCTAAGCTGGTATCACGAAAAGATTGATGAGGTCAGGCAGATCGGACTCGGCCCAGAGCATGATTGGTCATCACACGCAGCAGATGCATTTGGCCTGATGTGCATAGCATATGAGCCACCAAGACCGCATGGTCACATTCACAAACCAAAATACAAACGTGCAATGGAACCGTTGCATACAAGGAGATGACAATGGAACCAGACACAATCAGAAGCAGTTTTGAGCAGCACGTATCGGCACGTAAGACACACGATAGCAGGCTACAGTCAATTGTGGATTATGTTGATCCCACCCGGTACGACTTCTTTGACCCGCTGCTAACCAGTGCCAGTGTCAGTTGGGAACACCCACATATATATGACAACACCGCCACCGTGTACTACAAGTTGCTGGCATCCAGGCTGAAGTCAAACATGATGAATGCCTCTACACGGTGGTACAACATCCGATTCCGTAGCGAGGACAACAACGAGGACGCTGAAGCAACTGAATGGCTGGAGGACTGTGTTACACGCATGTGGCATACGCAATCAGAGTCCAATTTCAACGAGATGGCAGGCGAGACAATGCGTGATAACGTGCTGCTCGGTACATCTATGGCAATGCAGGAGCCGAAAGGTGATCTGATATGGGAGGGGATGGAATACACTGCACTGCCAATCATGGACTCGTACTTTGACATGGGGCCGGATGGTGTGCCGTACAGGATATTCCGCAAACTACGCTATACACGTGAGGATTTAGATCGAAGGTTTGAACTGCCTGAAGGTTACACGCTGGAGGATCCCGAAGAGGGTAGCATTGATGCAAAGATCGAGGTCATATTCTGCGTCTATGAGCGTGAGGAGATAAGCAAGGAATTAAAACTGGGCGAAATACTCGTGCCAGAGAAACGTCCCTACGGGTACAAGTATGTCATCCATAGCGATGGCACTGAACTGGAGGAGGGTGGCTATTATCATTTCCCAGCACTGGTGACCCGCTGGGATAAGGTGGCTGGTACGCAGTGGGGATCTGGGCCGGTTGCGGACATACTGGAGAATATACGCCAGTTGAATACATTCGTGGCACAGAAGTCAGAGTCCGGTGCAAAGGCACTTGACCCGCCATACAAGACAACAGAGCGCGGTGTTATCGGTGACCTGGACTCAAACGCAGGCGGGATAACTGTCGTAACTGACATGGATGACCTGCAGCCACTGCTTGATCAGAACGCAACGATGGCAGGCATGAACGCGGGTGACCAGATTATCATCCACCTGCAAAACACCATCAGGATGGCGATGTACGGTGACAAGCTGGAACTGAAAGAGTCACCGGCAATGACAGCCACCGAGGTAGCGGCAAGGCTTGAAGAGGCGTTCCGGTTGATTGCCGATGTGGTTGGCAGGATACAGGACGAGTTCCAGACACCGGCGTTGCAGTTTCTGTTCAACACAATGCTAAGGATGAAGGGATTCTTGCCGATGCCTGATAGTCTGCTCAACACTGATCTGGATATCGTATTCACTGGCCCAATCGCCAGGGCATTACAGGCAGAACAGGCAGACGGTATTATCTCGTATCTGATGCTTACAGCAGAACTGGCAGAGATATACCCGGACATGCTGGACATACCCGATCTGGACAAGATGTCACGCAAGCTTGCCAAGCTCAAGGGCGTACCGACAGACCACCTGCATAGCCAGGAAGATGTCGAGCAGATACGTGCGGCCAGGGCAGAGCAGCAGCAGCAGATGCAGGAGGCCCAGAATATCCAGATGGGTGGTGAGGCCATGAAAGCTGCAGGCGAAGGCGCACAGGCAGCACAGGAGGCCGGTATTGAAGAACCAACTTAAAGGTCTACGCAGGTCAGAGAGCAGATCCGTACACATGATGGCGAACACACCAGATGGAAAGATTTTCATGGTGTGGCTGAACAGACAGGATGGCAGAATCTTGAAGAAGGACAAACTAGGCACTGTTGATCCCTATGCTATGGCATACGCGGCAGGTGTACACGACTTAATCCAAAACATAAAGGACATGATCGATGAGCGATGAAAGATGGCAGGACAGTTTAGCCGAAGACATAAGAGCCAATCCGACACTTGATAAGTTCAAGTCCCAGGATGATCTGGCAAAGAGTTATGTAGAGCTGGAGCGCATGAATGGCAGATCGCTTGTATTACCGGGTGAGGATGCACCAGAGGATGCGTGGGATAAATACTATGCCAAGGCTCAGGAGAGTGGACACCTGACAGTGCATCCAGATCACGCGACTGACGATCAGGCGAAGGCATTCTGGAAGGCGATAGGCGTACCAGATGACGGTGACGGTTATAAGGTGCCGGATAACTTTGATGGACTGCCGGATGAGTACGTCAAGAGTCTGACCGCACTCGCAGTCAAGGCAGGGTGGACGAACAAGCAGTACCAGGAAACGTTGTCAGCAATGGCTGAAGACCACGCAGAGCAGACCGGCGCACAAGAACAGGCATTAGCAGATGACAGAGGTATCGTGGACAAGGTGTTTGGCTTGGCAAAGGAGCAGAAACTCAAAGCGATAGGCGCACTTGCAGAACAGTTTATCGACCCGTCTAATCCACCGTCATGGGCTGGTGACCTCAGCAAGCTAACGGCGGGTGATCTGATATTCATGGATAACCTGGTCAAGGGCTTCACAGGCAAAGGCCCACAGGCTTTCAAGCAACCCGATGCTGCTGGCAATCAGTACACGCCCGGTGAGTTGGATGAGATGATCGACAACCTCACCACCGACCTGTCAGACAATGGCAGGAAGATGACCAAGGATAAGTACAACGCAAAGCAGGCAAAGCGTATGCGATACATCAAGATGCGTGGATCGACTAAATAATA